TCTTCTCCAATGTCATTAATCTCTGATTTTAATTTTTCTTCGAATCGCTGTCGTGATGAAAATGATGGATAACTATTCGGTTCTTTGGTTTTATTTCTTTCAATAAAGCGAGCAGCAATTGAATGCTTACATTGTTTGTAAGACAACTTATATTCAGGCGTGGCCCATGATTGAACTATGCCTCCAATTTGAGTTAAAGCTCCCTCGTTAAATCGATCAAGTCCTAATGCAGTCGGAAGTGGAAACCGCTGTTGTCTGTTGAGCTTGCGTTTTTCGTCACTCTCTGTCGCTTGAGGCATCCGTAACTGAGCATGGGAATGAGCTGGACAACTACAGGCATAGATCACAGCAGGAACAAGCCCTTGCCCCGAGCTAAAGACCGTCTGTGCCCATGGATCAACATCAGTGTCGATAATGGTCCATTGAGACAAAGAGTTACCATTTTCGTCTCTCACATCTTCGTGGTAGTAATTACCTGCAGCATCTGTATCAATTTCTGTTTTTGCAAAACTTTTGTCGTTAAAGATAATAGTTGATTGACTGCCTAAAGGTGCAAATAACTTACATTCTCCTAAAAATGGAACCGATGTAATTTCAACATTGCTTCCCACTTCTTTGATAGATAATATTGTAAAAGGGAACACCACAAAAGATGCTGTAGTTACCTCTGATCGAACAACATCTGCTGTCAAATATTTTTGCCCAAAGAAACGCTGATAAAGCTCTTTGTTATAGAAATACTTACCTGATATTTCTATATCCGCATTAGCAGCTGTAAACAGACTTGTTAATGTTGAAATGTCGATTAGTGTTGGCGGAAACTCATTATCTTGATCAAGGATGTCAAAACTTACTCCAGTCTTTGTAAAAATAGCATCAACAGTAAAGTAATCTTGATTGCCTGTTGCTGCACTATAATTGCTTACATCCTCAAAGGTGAATGCTGAAGTAATAGGCTGTTCAATATAAAAATCTTTGACATAACCAAGCTCACCAATAATACTATTTATATCACCACCATTAGCAATGACATGGCTCGATGCTAATAAGGACGCTTTACTTACAGTAATTTTTACTGTAGATTGATTATCAGGATCTAGAGTTTTGCCTGTATAAATAGATGGTTTTTCATTTTGTGTGAGTACATTAGCGATTGATGCTTCACTAACTCCATCAGTAATGCGTTCACCAATCATATTGCGCAACATAAATGATTGTGTTGATGGAGTTACGCGTGCCCAGACTTCTCCTCTTTCAAAATTATTTGAATATGTATCTTGATTATTGAGAACAGATGATACAACACCTAAAGACAATGGATTAACAGGGGTTCTTTTAATTACATAGTGATTGGCTGTATCTGAGTTTTTAGTCGCAAATCTGTAACCATCAAATTTCACGTCTATTTCACCAGCTGTACCTTGATAAAGCTTTGCATTAATATCTAAATCTACTATCTCTTTACTGGTGGGATCGTAAGGATCATAGTTTGGATTTTTTCTTTGCAGTTTATTCCAGGCAGCTTGATAGTAAAACTCTAATCCTTTTCTCCAACGCACCCATTTACTATCCAGATCATATTGCTCAATGACAGAGCGATGAACACTAGTTCCAAATTGTCGATCACTTGGATAATAACCAGCAGCTCCTAGTCGCTTACCTTGGCTTACTTTATTGTTGACTTTGTTAAAGGCAAATGACGATGCTGAACCAAAGCCATTTTGCTTTCTAGGCATTAGTAGAATCCGCCTTGAGCTCCAATGATTGGTGTGTCAGCAGAATTAGCAGGTGCTGCAAGCTGCAGTGAGCACCACAGAACTGTTCCTTTGGGTACGTATAGTGCTGATACTTGTGAGCTGCTGCCGGCTCCAGGTAGAGGTGCTAATACTTTTGGCAAATCAGTAGATGACGTTTTTGTGCCTGCTGTAGTTGAACTTGTAATTTGTCCAACATAGGTTGCTTCTGTAGGACGAAGGTAGTCGATACTTGTACTGAAGTAAAACAATGCTTTATAAGCGGTTGTACTTCGTGCTAGTACATACAAATCTTCGATGATTCCACCATCATTTTGTGAGCAGTTCATTAAGACCTTAGATTCATTAGTTCCAAGAATGTCTAAGGATGTTGCAGATCCTGATGTCAAAGTATTTCCTGCCACTGTTGTATGAAATACACGATCAACCAGAAGTGGTTGTTTGTTTGTTGCTGTAGATGCCATTATGCTTTACCTTTGTTTTTACTAGATTTCTTTTTGATAACTGTTTTATTAGCACCTGGCGTCATTGGATTAACTGACGCTGTAGGCATAAATTGCTGCATAAATGGGCCAGTAGTATTTGGCATGTTTCCAGGGAATTGACCAGGAACAATTGCTTGAGAACCAACTGCACCCATTGCCATGTTAGTAAATAAACCACGGTTAGATGCATCGTTAGCAAGACGTGAACCTTCTAATGCATCTGCCATTTGTGTTGACGGCTGCTGTTGTAAACCATAAGGGGCTTTATTATTTAGCCGTCTGCCCATTGGTGTATTACCAGGTAATTTTGACCTTTCTACGGGAAACACAGCATTTGTTCCTACACCAGCTAAACCAGCTACACCCATATCTCCGTAAGGATATTGAGAAAATCCACTTAAACTGCCACTATCCGTTTGAATACTAGTTACGTTCATTGGGTTGTTGTTCATAGGACCGCCTTGAACAACAGGCATTTGTTTTGCAAGTTTAAAACGATTCTCGTCGAGAATCATTGCATTTTGAAGTTTACTTTTTGCCATGATCAAGCCCTCATTGTTTGTTGACGATTATTGTTGCTATCGTCAGCATTACTCGCTGCCCGAGCAATAATATCTAGACGACGCCGATGTTTTTCATTCATGATTGCATCCATCTGCACTTTGTCTGGATCTTGGTCAGGTACAACAGTTGATGACGTAGCAATTCCATTACCAATCCTTCCAGTTGTTTCAGGTGTTTCTGGTGCGTTTGCAGCTGAAGATCCTTGAGAAAAATTTGGATTTTTAATGTCTTCTTCGAGAGTAGTTACGGCACCATACTTTGTACGTGTCCGTGATACAGCGTCGGGAAGTTGTTTAATTGCTTCTCGTTCTTGCATAGCTCGCATTGCTTCATACTCACGAGGATCCGGTTTATTGATTGTAATCTTCGGGGTTCCTCCCTGTACAGGATACATAGTGCTATCTGTAATTATCTAAATCTATTCTACAATTATCTCCAACTTTGATTTAGTTGAATCCGTGAACCAACAGCTGTATCTGCTGGACCAGGAATTGCCATAATAAATTCAGCACCAGAACGTTCAAAGGCGTATCGTCTGACTTCAGGACGCCGATAATTAGGTACATACAACGTCTCGGCTAATCGATCGCATTCACGCAAATAAATTTCACGATAGTATTCGTCGCCTTTAAGTGGATCAGATGTATTGATTGTCCTTTGAACATCGCCTGAAATAACTTCCTGACGTGAAAAGTTGACAACACCAGTTCCATTCGGATCTAAAATATCGTCTGGAAAATATGCACTTACTTTCCAAGCATTGTCACATCGTTGAATATGATAGTTGACTTGCTCTAGCCAGTACTCATCTGGGATTAACGATAATGCTTCTTCTAGTCTGGCTCGATCGCCAGCAGGGATCTGAGCACCGACGTTAAAGCCTAAATGGAACCTAACTCGTGATTTGTCGTATTCGTTGAGTTCCATTACACCACTTGAGAAGGATTATTGTAGATATCACCCAATATCATTTCTAGTCGTCGTGCATCATCAGCACTTACTTGACCACCATTAGCTTGAATACTTGCTAATACTTGACCTGCTTCTGAATCCTTTTTCATTAATGCAGCTGTTCCAGCTCCAAGTCCTCCACCCAAAATTAAACCTGTCAAACCACCTGCCATCCGAAAGCCTGGCTTTAAACGTGTGCCATATGGAACTTTTGGAGATAAACCTTGTCTAGCTGCCAATCCATCTTTTACCTTATTAATCGTATTTCCAATGGAATGCGGAACTGTGCCACCCAGCACACCGATTCCAGCACCTCCTAAACCGCCTGCTACTGCAGCTTGTTGAATAGCCGTTTCGCGATCTTCTTCATCTTTTACAGCTTGAAATAGCAGTGCTTCTTCAATAGTGAGCATCTATCTCTTTTGATAATACTAGTACTAGTTTAACTAATAAAAATTAAATCCTCTTCAATTAATTGCTCCCAATTAACTCGTGGAATATTTTCTAGTTGTGACAAATTTGCAAACCGTTCACCTGATAGTGACATGCGTAATTCAACGATTCGTTTCGCAGTTGCATATCCGACTCCAGGCAGGCGTTTTGCAATCTGTTCTGCAGGTGCTGTGTTGAGGTTTAAACGTGCATCTTCAATAGGTACAACAGTTGTAGGCAGTTGCTCTTCAGGTTCTGGTGCAATTTGAGGCGCTGCTACTTTGGCTAACCGACCTTTTTCGCGGTCGTAGGGAACTAACTGATCAATTCCTACATACGTAATATTGCCCCCAGCATCCCGTACCATTGCATATTCTTTATCGTGCTTATTGATAAACTCAACTAATTTACCTGTTTTTGAGTCTTGAAATAAGTTTGACATAATCTATTCTTGTCTTCCCTAATATTATAGGCACAAAAAAACGCCCCCAAGAGGGCGTTTGATTGTTATCAGTTAAACGATCAGTTGCCTGAACCTGCTTCAACTTTATAAGGAACATTGCAGTCATCCGCAACGGGAGCTGCACCGTTCTTGAAGTAGCACACCTCGACAATCACGTATGCCTGATCATCGGGATTATCGATTGTCAGAGCACCGGAGTAAGGAGCGCTAATGGTGATCTCGCTAGACTCAACGGACTTGGTAACACCGAAGTCGAAGCTGGTTGTTGCACCAGCAGCGGGGAATACACCAGAAGAAGCTGTCAGAGTAGCTTCAGTGTTGGTTGTGGTAGTTAAACCATCAACACGAACAGTATCAGTGCCGGAAGCTTTGAGATTCACGACGTTGATAGCAGTGCGATAAACAGTCGAGCCAGCAGGCACTTTAAATGCCTTATCGAGACGGGGCTTATCGTCTTGGCGCAGGTCAGGAGACAGAATCTGAGGGGACAATGTGCCACCACCAGTCAGGTTCGCTGTTACCAGAGCCACACCGCGCACTTGATAGAACTCAACACCAGGGGTCGCATAAACACCCTGTTCGCGGTATGCGTTGAGGTCGGCTACGTAATTACCAGGAAAAATCACGGACATTGTTAGTTACCTCCTATCAGTAAACGAAAGAGTAACCAACCGTGATGAAGTCCTTGTTCAGAACTTCAAAACCGGCAAACAGAGACCAGATCATGATGATGAAACGAGAGAAGTCATCGTTGTTGTTCAACAGGATCTGAGCGTTGTTACCACCGATGCCGACGCCGACAGCCTGAGGACCGAAGAAGATCAGCTGAGATGCTGTGTAGTCAGCAGCGCCAGCAGCCTTATCAGTAATGATCAGGTTGTAGGTTGTTTCAGGCAGGTTGGTGGACTCAAACCACCGGACACCTTCGAAAAGGAAGCCAGTTGGCATAACGGGTTGACCAGCAACGAAGCCAGCCTGACCGTATGCAGGACCCATGCCTTGATAGAAGTTGGCATTAGGTGCTGCGTTGGGTTGCATGGGGTTAATCATGCCTTGACCCGGATAGCGAGCAATCTCGCGGAAGTCAGAGTTCTGACGCAGGTGCATCATCGCGGTCGGATCCACGATGCAGCGGTAGTAGCCATCAGCAAAAGTCGGGACGTTACGCTTGCGCATGTCCTTCACGACTTCCAGAAGGTCAGTGGTGATATCGAACTTTGCAGACTCGCCGGATGCATAGGTCACACCCAATGTGCCGCCAGAACCACCCTTGGCCTTGCTGCCGGGCAGGTAATAGCCACCTTGCTCTTTGTTGGCTTCACCATTGGCTTCAGCTTTCAGAAGCTCGTTAGCGAAGACCCGATCACGCCAACGACGATAGTCATCGAGCAGTGTCAGAGAACCGATGGACTGGTGGAACACGTTGAGGTTGCCAGTGTCCAGCAGCAAGCGCTGGGCAGTGATCAGGGTCTCACGTGCAACTTTGAAGGTAGAAGGAGCAGCTGTATCGCGTGTATCAGCAGGACCGGTGTACTCACGAAGAGTCACCAGCACTTTGTCCTTCACAATATTGCGTGCAGAAGCGGTGCCAAGTGTTTGATCGGCAGTCCGCTCACGGGACTCCTTGGTGCCAGGTTTGCCCCAGAAGCGATAACGATCAAGCTGAACAGTTTGACCGGGTTGCTTTGAGAAATCGTGAACCACCACAGGCTCTACAGCCATTTCAATGATGTAGGCGGGGTGGGGACGATACAGTTCTGCACCAAGAAGCTTCGGAAAATCATTATCAATCCACATAGGGATTAACTCCGTAAGCTAAAAGGTTTATGAGTGACTTCGACTTAGTCACATAATTGTATGGTAATTTATTGTTCGTCTACAATTAAATGTGTCCCCCAGGATTTTAGGGAATGGAATTTATTGATTGCGATGTATGGGTTCCTGTTCATTCATTGCCAGGTTTTGAAAGCTGTATTGAATATTACGTTAATGAAAAAGGTGACGTAAAAAGTACTAAAGGTGCGATTGAGCGCATTCTTAAACCTAAACTTAAAAAGAACGGATACCTAACTGTCAACCTGACTCAACGAATTGGCAGAAGAAGTATTCTTACTGTACAGATACATGTGCTTGTTGCATACGCATTTTTAGGAATGCCTCCCACACCTTATGGAAGAACAAAAGGCTGCAGTCGAATAAAACATATTAATGGCAATCGAACTGACTGCAGAGCAAATAATTTGCGATGGATTAAACTGTCAAGTTCTAAAACAGTTTAAAATAAAGATAGATATTTAGTGCATTCAAATGACTGATAGAGTTGTTTTTAAAGGTGGTAATCACGTTGTTGAAAATAATACGGAAGGGAGGATTAAACTTATTCAACCAGCACGAGGAACTGTTAATCGTTTTATTCGTTGGTGGAATCGTGCAGGTAGTCAGTATATCGATTGTGCAATTTTCCGTGTTGAGCTTAATAATGGTACTGTTGTTCGTTTAGTTGTACCTCATGTCAAAGGAGGTATGCATGTCGAGATCCGACATGACGGCTTTGGTAACTTCACTTTCCCAAAATGTCATCTTGAGCGTATTGCTGTTGTTTCTGTTGATACAACTGAGGTATTAGTTGAGTATCAGTTCTCCAAGATCAGTGGTGGATCTGTACTTAAGCGAACGTTGGCTGGATTACCTGAAGTACAGGAGACTGAACCACAAGCTCCTGAACAAACTACTATGCAAGTTACTGTTGTACCAGAGTCCGTTAGTGACTCTCCTTCCGATCCAACTACAACGGATAACGCAGAACCCGAACAAGAAGAACAAGATGTTTCTATTGTTGAGATTTTAACTACAGTTGAAGACCTTGGCAAAATGACGAAGAAACAACTTTTAAGCTGGGCACTTGAACTTGGCTATGATCTCGTCGACGGGCACACTAAAGCACAGTTGTTAGATGAGTGCATTGATATCTTAGAGGACTCAAACTGATTGATTTCTTTGAGTGCTGGATAAATTATCGTATTCTAAGTATTCATAACCGATATCCATTTCAACATTGTAAGGCAGCCGTTTTGTATTCCTTGCATGAAAACCTAAGTAAATATAATCATTTCTACTGATGTAAATTGTGTCATATGGGTACTCTTTTCTATCGCGAGTATAAATACGAACGTCAAACCAGCTATCGATATACTTGTTACCAGTTTTTAAATTCTTTAAATCAAGTCTGACGTACAGATTTCTAAATTGTGATAGATCATTGCTTATTTCTGAAGGTTCGTAAGTATTGACAATACTCTCAATTGTTGAAAAATCAAATATACCGGAATCGTAGGAATTGATTGTTCCATCTTCCACAGATGTCCACACTGATATGTAATCATTTTCTGGTATAGTGCTGTTTGCAAATGCAGAAGATGAACTTTGAATGTTGAGCTGAAGCTTGATAAAAACATTTTCAGCTCCAAATAATCCTACTGTGTCACTATATTTAACTGTAAATGGAATTGCTGTAATTGTTTCTAATGCAGCATTGTTAATTGATGACTTATCAGCTGCATAGTTTAGGGTCTTTGCACTCGCTAAGTATGGTGCATATGTAGTACCGCTTCCACCCATAGTAATGAGTGATTTATTGACTTCAGTAGTGACGTCCATTACAACATTACTTAAACCTACCTTTATTGTAATTTACAGATAGCCGCCAATTTCAGACTTCATTTCTCGTAGATTACGAATCGCTTTCTGTTCTAGTGTTCGAACTCTATCTCTTGACATATTTAACAGCTGACCAATGGCTGTCATTGACATTGGCTCTAAACAATTATCACCAATTCCGTAGCGCATTGCAATAACTGCACCTTGCATCTCCGGTAATTCATCAATTAACTCCTGTACATCTTCTTTGATGAATGACCGTTCAAGTAATAGATCAGGCAGCTGGGTTTCATCTTCCAGTAAATCGATCAATGCAGTGTCTCGATTTTCTCCGATTTTTATTTCCAGTGATGTCGGCTGCCGTGCCTTGCACATTAAATCTTTGATTTCTTCTACAGACAAATTCAAATACTCTGACAGCTGAAAGACGTCAGGGATTTCACCATTAAGTTGACTTAGCTCACGCTGGGCTTTTTTAAGCTTGTTAAGGTTTTCTGTAACATGAATCGGTAGGCGTATTGCCCGCGATTTCTCTGCAATGGCCCTTGTGATCCCTTGACGTATCCACCAATAAGCATAGGTAGAAAACTTATAGCCACGGCCAGGATCGAACTTTTCCACACCACGGACAAGCCCAATCGTTCCTTCCTGGATAATGTCGAGTAGTTCCATATTTCGCTTGGTGTATTTCTTAGCGACTGACACAACCAACCGAAGGTTTGCAGTGACCATTTTGTCTTTGGCTTTAGTTCCATCTCGAAGCTCCCGCTTAAGCTGGCTAAAAGGGATTTCCAAATGTTCTGCAAGTTCTTCATCACAAATTCCCAAGACTTTTTTTGTTTCTTGCAATTCCATTAGCCTTTGGACTTTTCTTCCAAGCAGAATTTCTTCCTCATGCTCTAGAAGTGGAATCCGACCAATATCTCTAAGATATGCACGAACTGAGTCACCTGAAAGTTTTGTTTGTGGCATATAAATGTTTTTCTACACACTTAATATTAGTCTAGAAGTATGTTTTAGTCAATTATTCTTTTTAATCTATTGCGCATAAATTCTTGCAAAACGGATGCTTTCTTCTGGATTATCTCCCGTTTCTAGTGATTCAACTGCCATAGCTTGTGCGGCATGTTCGTTATAACCTTTCTCCCTGTAATTACTGTAGTTGCGCTCATATTGTTCAATTGAACTATCTAAATCTTCACCGTGATGAAGCATTTCAGCAGTCAGATGATTTGCTGCCTGGTCTGGCACGCCATCTGTTTTTAGGTGTTTCCAAATTGTTTGAAACACCTCTGGATCGTGTTTAGTTTGTTCTCCAGCTAAACGCACAATTGATATCTATTATTAACTTCTTTATTGTATCTAATTAGGCCATATGGCGATTTTGTTCTAGTGCGTTCAGAATTAAATTAGGATTAATTCCCATTGTCATGGCTTTTTGAGTAGCAATATCAGTTCTGAATTTCTTGCTTTCAATAGGAGTTTGATTACCCATTGCCTTAATAGCATCACTGCCAGTTTCGGCTAAAACGTCTTCCATATAACTGCTAAAAACTTGCTGTGTACGATAAGCTTGATTATCAGTAACTAATTGATCTCTCCGTGTTTGTTGCACTGCATTTGCTTGTGCACCGGAAACTGCTGTATTTGCATTTTGATTAAAACTCTGAAGCTTCAACCGCTCTTGACTCGTAGGCTGGTGATTCATACCAACTTGAGCATCAGGACCTGAATACATATTTGGCACTTCCGGCGCTGATGTTCGTGCCATGCCAGGAATTCCGTTATGCGCTAAAGATGCACCTAAAAATTCCCGTGAAGTTAATAGACGTGGATCTTGCATTTGATTTACATACTCATTAATTACATTGTAGGGGATGCTATTAACATCCCCTTACAGTTTTAATCAGACGTCTTGAACTAACATCTTGGCACTTAGTGCACCTTGAGGAGCTTGAGCCAGATACTGCCAAGCCTGCTCTGGATTGTTATCCATCATTTCGCTAAATCCACCCCAGAAGTCTTGGGATGCATTAACATTACGGCCCGGCGTAGGCATTGTCATTTCAGGACGGTTAAAGGACTGAGGAACACGACCTTTTTCTTGAGCTTCGATTTCAGCTTCAAATTGTGCTCGTGCTTCATACTGTTGACGCGCTGCAGTTTCTTCAGCAGTTTCAGTCGGATAAGGACCATTGGGACCAAAGAACTCGTTGACATAATCTGCCAACACATCGGGGTTTGTCAGCATCAGATTCATTGCGGCACGCTCTTCACCAGCGGCTTGCAGTAACAGAGAGTTGGACTGACCGCGTTGAACTTGCTCAATCAGAGCATCTTCTACAGCACATGCATACTGATTTAACAGAGCAGGGGCTTCAGCACCAAAGTGCTCAAGAACTTCAAGACTTTGATCGCTGATTTGGCTTAGATACGCGTCGGCGGCTGGAGCTGCCTGCACCTGACGTTCTGCCTGTTGGGCGACCTGCGCCTGCATTTGCTGCTGCGCGTAAGCCTGGGTTGAAGCTTGGGGACTGTAAGTCGGGGCTGCCGAATACTGGGCTTGATGCTGTGGCTGAGTTGAAGCCCAGTTGGCTTGGGTACTGGCCTGCGGCGTTGGTGTCTGGTACGCCGAGTACGGAACCTGGGTTTGGGAGGGGCTGCTTGTATTCAAAGATGCGCTCAGCGCCTGGAACGCTTCCTGCCATGGATTCCCTGCCGAAGGCTGCGCTACCGGGGCCGCTGCCTGGTAAGCCGGAGCCTGGGGTGCCACCGGAGCCTGGGGTGCCGGTGATGCCTGGAATGTCTGGGGTTGGCTCGTCGCGTACTGTGCGGCCGAGGGCTGCGCGACGCTGGTCTGCATCGGAGAGCTTGGCTGTACTGCTGTCTGAGCTACTTGGTTTGTACTTTCCACTGTAACTTAACTCCTTACGTAAATACTCAAGTGATTTGTATAAGAACCCTGTGATATCAAGGTTTGGATCAGACGCTAATGGTTTATCTGGCGTCTGTGGATGAGGTAATTGGAACAAAGATCCAAGTAACCCAATAAATTGATTAATGCTTTGTTGTGTTTGCTGGACAACGCGGAAGGGGAAACCAGAAAGCATTGCTGAACGTTCTTCTTCCGTTTTATTTGGGAAAAGATATTTCAGAGCTTCGATAGAACCGACGCCTGCTTCTTGGAGGTTCCGTACAACAATACTGTTTTGAAGAATTTCGTCAGAACTTTCCTCGAAAACTTCGCCCATCCAGCGCCAACTAACTTTAGTGCTGCCGTCTGGAATTAGACCAGTTACACCATCAGGCATTTCGCCTGATTCAAGTGTAGCACGCACAGAATCTGTTCTTTGATTTTCATATAATGCAAAGGCTTTCATGTACTTATCATTAGCTGCTTGAAACTCTTCGGGATTTTGAAAGTCTTCTTTCAATGGAATTTCTGGTTTTTGAAGACCAATAGCAGCTGCAAAGCTTTCATTGAACATTCTTTCTTCATGTTGGATCATTAAAGAGAAAAGCCTGCATAATCCATAAGTAAATAAGGCTCTTGCTTTTTTCTCTGCTGTTGATGCAACACGTCCATATAGTGTTTTGATTTCATAAGCAGTTGCGGCTGTTCCAAAATCAATGTCGTCCACACCACCAAGGGCTAACCTAATTTCTGACCTATATTGTTTGATATACATATTCTGATCGCCACTAACACTGTCTGGTGTTAAGTAACTAATGCGATCAGTCGGTTCTAAATTAGCAATTACACGAGGTACTTTAATTTGACCATCTAATGCAGAAGCGCCTCCGAAAGGCTCACTGACCCTTGTACTATTACGACCAATTGCAGCAAAACCAGCCTGGCTGCTAATTGTTGGCCTAAATCCATCGCCACCTTCTCCGCTTTCAATAATGTCATGTTTAGGACGACTGGAAATTAATGTGGGATTGCCAAAAAACTTTAAGTTCTTTCGCACATTTTTAACCAGCTCATCATGATACATGATCTGATTTGATAACCACTCAAATTCTCCATTACCGGTGGCTTCTCCGGTACAGTCCATATGATTAAAAACTTCTACAGCAGGAATAATCCCAAGGCTATTGGTTAATGTTGTTGTTTGACCTGGCATACTCATCACAGGTCCACCTAGCGCAGACTCAAATTCAATCTTTTCATCTGATACTGTTTGCTCGATTCGATCCTTATATACCTGTAGCTTGATATATTTTTTCTTTCCTCCTCTTCCATCGCTGTTGGCAAACATATCTAGTGATTGATTTCCTTGCACGTTAAAGGAATAAATTAAAACAATACTAGATAAGTTATTGTTTTGATCCCTATACGCTCGATAGTTGTTTTTAGGAAAATATAAAAGTTGGTAATTGTCTCCAACTGGACGGAAGTAAAATAATCCTTGTCCATCACAAAGAAAATAATCGACAATGCTATCTAACTTCATGTCGAGCATATTATGCTCACATACTTTTGCAATGAATTCTTTCCTATAACCGAAGCTATCTTGATCAGCGTAGAACTCAATACCACGTCGAAGCATGAACATTCTCATCTGTGCTAGATGCGAACTTACAATCATTGTGTCTACCGACAAATCACCTCGACGTTCTTTAGCAGCCGTCAGGATTTGATTGAATCCACTATCTAATTGGTTCATGCTTCTTTTACTTTATTAATAGTCTATC